AGTTCCTCCTTTCTTCACCCTCGGACCGTACAGCTTTGCGGTCGGTCTCGCGTCTTGCGTACCATATGGTAAAGACCGCCACTATGTCCGGTGAAGGTTATATGATGTCCTTCCTAAAGGACGGGGCTTCGCAGCTCCGCTCTTGGGTAGTGCATCGTACACCCGTCACTGAACGTCGTGGCGGCTTTGCTAAGTTCTTCTTAGGTTCCCTCCGATCAGTCATCGACTGCGACCGTAAGGCCGCACAGATGAGCTACATCGGTCGCGCCCTGCCGAAAGGCGGACGCGGGGTACTCGAGAAGAGCTTAAAGGAGCACCGTAAGGTGCTTACTTCGGTACACAAAACGCCAGATAGCATCCTCGTTGCCGCTGAGGACTTCGCTGCCCGTTGGGCGACGAAATTCCTCAGGGTACCCGAACCAATCGGACCGTTGGTCTCTACTAGCGCTTGCGTTGAATTCCCCCGAAGAAGGGGAGGTCACGCAGCTGCTATGCAGAGATTGAACCCAACGGCCTTTTCGATCCTGTACCGTGGCACCGAGGGCGCTGAACGCGAGCAAGCAGCGTCGTCGGTTCAGAACACGACAGTGTACACGCAACGGCGGTTCGTCTCGGGTTCTGCTATTCGCGATGGTATGATACGTCGTACCAAAGCTTTAGGAGTCCCCAAGGCGGTTGCCGTTGCGCTTCCAGAACGTGGTTGGAAGAGCCGTGTTGTCACGAAGAGCCCTGTGGCTCTAGTGGCAATCGGCCATTTCTTCCGCGTCTGGTTACTGCGTGGCCTGAAGCGTGACCCCCGCTCGGGTCCTACTCTGGCTGGCGATCACCGGAAGGCGGTTGCGAATGTGTTCAAAACTGCTTATCAGGTCGGAGGGCGACTTATCGTCTCCTCTGACTTGACTGCAGCCTCGGACACCCTCGCAGCCGACTTCATCGGAGCCCTTGTAAAGGGGCTCCTCCGTGGGTCGCCTTATCTGCCAGAGTGGGCAGGTGGGATCTTAGCGACCTTAACAGGTCCTCAGATCATCACCTGGCCTGGTCTTGAGGGGAAACCTGTCAGTACCACGCAGCGGGGAATCCTTATGGGATTACCCACAACGTGGTCCATACTTTCCTTGGCCCAGTTATTCTGGTCCGAGTATGCATGGTCTGTACTAGTTGCCCCTTCAATCTCAGGCCCCCGGGTGGGGCTCTACGCCGAGCGCTCTCCATGCACCGCGATCTGTGGGGACGATCTTGTTGGTTGGTGGCCCAGACGGGTTATCAACCGTTACAATTCCGTCCTCAGAGACTGCGGTGCCGTGGTCTCCAAGACGAAACACTACATCGCTGAAAGGCGGTGTGTGTTCACTGAAGAGATATTCGAAATCTGCACCTCGGTGCAGGTTCCGGTGTCTTCTCAATGGGAAGCCTCGCGGCTTCGTCGTATTGGGGACCTCGGACGGGGCACAACTGACCTAAGATTACTCCAAC